GATGTGTGCAGGGCGGCCCCTCTCGGCGCCAGAGTTCTTCTGGAATGAGAGAGACCGGGGACTGTACAACTAAAGGTTATACAGTTCGGTGACAACTACCCAGTCGTCACCTAGACAGATGTCTACCGAGTCGTCTACAACAGACTGAGTGCGTATGGATACCAGCAATTCGATCTGCTTTCGCAGATCGACTCTGGCGCTCCATCCGGCCCAGCTTGAAGTCCGACGACGACGGATTTTGAAAGAGTCAGTCTGATTTCTCAGGCCGATTCTTCCGTTCCGGATAAATCCTCCAACAAGTGCGACCATAATCCCGTCACCATTGTAAGTGATTTCTCGCTTACCTTTATAGTGGCGGAAGAATAGTCGCTCGTCGGGAGATACAGGCATACGCATACTTCGAGTCCGTTTAACAAGGGCTTTGTATATTACAGAGCCAGTGTGACGATCACGAGGAAATGCGGCAGGCGGATATGGAACTTTGATTCCTTCTGCATCGCCGTCATGAAAGGGTATGGGAAGATGTTCCACCCACTCCCTCAAGACGGCTAATGTATTGGGAAGCATTATCCCACTACTCGCCGACCACCTGACCAACCGATTAATGATGGAGTAGACGTCAGCACTTTGCTTAAGAGATTTACAGTAGACGCCACGAATATCATGGCCTCTAAAGTAGTCTCCGCCGCAAGATTCTCGAAAGTAGCCTGCATTGAACGATTTGTCTTCGTTCACTAGGAAGCCAAACATCTGAAGAGCCCTAACGACTACATCATAACTGTCCTTTCGGACAATGATGTCATCGCCAAAGACTGCCCAGTTGATTGGACCTCTTTTGCCATATTCCGGTGAAATACCCAGGATACGGTAACAAGCTACTACGATCGTCGAGAAAAGGAGAGTTTGCAGAGGGAATGTAAAAGCGTTCCCCATGCTACTCACCATATGTAGCTCCTCCTCAGTGCCATCTGGGTAGATGACATTAGGTGATCTCGCGAACTCTAGCCATCCAAGTAATTCAGGTGGAAGGATAGAACGCAAGATCTTGAGCGACATACTGTCTGATGCACTAGACAAGTCTATAGTTCCATAAGAACCATTAGACGAGCCTAAACGCGCCAGTCGTCGATTGAGAGTTGGCTGATGAGAGAGATCTATTCGAAATCTCTTTTTCAGTTGCCGCTCAAGGACGAAACCAATCCCTTTCTGAAAGAACATATTCAGAACAGGCTCGGTACAGATACTCCTCGACATTTCTGACGTCTTCGGAACAAAGGACAGACGGTTACCTGTTACCATTCGGTACCCATAACGTTTGTCGCGCACCACCTCCGCGCTAAAATGCGTTGGGGAAGAAAGAATGGCATATCGGTAAAACCGATACAGTCGTTCTGACGTACCAGTAAGGGCAGAATCGAATAGCTTCGTATAGAAGTTTTCCGATCGAGCTCCTACACTAGCGCCGGGCCCAACACCCCAGTTGTCCAAAATATCGGCCATAGGGATGTTAGACTCGGGACCGTTTCCAACGATGTCATACCAGAGCGATCTTACCTCTCCGATAATCTCATCGTCTTGAGTGGTCTGTGGATTTAATTCTACAGTAGCGCACCGTCTATTACTCCTTTTAAAGAGCTCTAGACAGTTTGCATCTGCAGAAGCCCCGACTTCATCCTGGAATTTCTTCCAAAATGAGTTGCGGAGCCACAGACTCCTAGCGGCTGCGATCGTCATATCTGAGGTAAGCATATGCTCTCGCACTTCCAGATCGACTGAAAGGGCCTTACGTAACTTGTCGCAATTGCGCATAAGTACTCCGTGAGGTATTTGCCCTGAT